TCATCAAACAGGGCGTTGATGTAAGCGTCAACACCCTTTCCGTGATGTACTATCTCTATGTACCCTTTTTGTTTCAAGGGGAGCACGGTACGTTCATACAGTTTCTTCCTGCTCTTGCTCAGGGCTTTTGCTATGTGGTTCATGGTAAAGAACTCATAGTCGTAGCAGAACAACAACAGCTCCAACTCAGCCTGCCCTATGTCGTAATTAGCTTTTATGTCCCTCATCACGAGGGATAGCTTTTTGAGGTCATTCCTCTTGACGTAGCGTTTGTTTAGTTTACTGAACTCTCTACCTCTTCTCACCGGATGGTGTCTACTCATTAGCAAGTATATTTGCTGTAAATTTAGAACATGGCTACTCTCGCTGGAACTAGAGTAAAGGATACGTATCAAGGGATGCTTAAAACATCCGACGCATCAGCTCTCACAACATCATTAAAGGTAATCGAAGACGGCTTAGGAAACTCGTCTGCACTCTCATTATCTACATCTGCAGTAAAGGCTTCCACGCTTCAAATCGATAGCGTCACTGGCTCTAGCTCCAGTGACAACGCATTGGTATGGAACTCTACTAGCAAGGCCGTAGAGTATAGAGCATTCCCATCTAATGCGACGGTATCGACAACAGTAGGAGGAACCACAAGCCCAACCATTACTATTGAAGCGGCTGATGCATCTAGTACGACCGTCACGTTTGCTGGGGGTGCTGGTGTGGACTTGAGTCGGAGTGGGAATACGATTACGATTTCCGCTGGCGACACCGCGACCTTGGAGGTTGATGGTCAGATTACTCTCACTTCTAGCGATAGCGGCAAGGTCATCCTTATAGATGCGGCTTCTCTCGCTGGGAGTAACATCATCCTCCCCACTGCCGCTGCTGGTAGAACGTTTGAGTTCCTTATCAAGACGGGCTCCACTACACCGTTCGAGATTAGAACTTCTACTGGCGACCTCTTTTATGGTAGAGCAATTCTTGCAGATAGTTCTAACACTTACGTAGAACACTCTACAGCGGCAGAGTCTTTTGCGGCCACAACAAACATCATCAAGATTGACTCTAACGGAACCACCAATGGCGGGCAGGAAGGAGACAGGATTACCATTAGAGCGGTCGACGCTACGTACTGGTTGGTGTCGGCAGAGCTGACAACATCTGGAAACGCCACCAGTGCTGGTAGCGTCTTCTCTTCTACAGTCACTCCTCCATAATGTCGTAAATTGAGGTCATGGACGACATCCTCAAAAAGGCTATGTTCCAAGAAGTCCACGACGTCATGGAACAGATTGAAGAGATTGCTGAGAAGTACGGCTACTCAGGAGAGCTCGTGTACACTGCGGCATTTGGTGTGATTGAAGAGCAGGGTGAAACGGAGAACCGTTGGAGTCTTGCTTACGGTCACAACTGTAGAGACAACGACGAATTCACAGAGTTCATGACACTTCAGGTAAAAGCGTTTACCGAAGCAGATGAAGAAGAAGAGCCTAGGGGTTTCTCTGGGTTCTCATTAAACTAAGAGATATGAATGTAATCAGAAAGATTGTCATTGGGCCAAACCCCAAGGACGCAATGGCCTATTACGTTGGCATGAAGGCTGGCAGCGGAAAGGTTTGTGCAATCAAAGAAGATGATGCTGCGTTGTACAAATACAACGTAAGAAGATACCACGTTTACTTGGAGGACGAAGATTCAACGTATATTTGGAAGACGGTTGAGAACCAGCCGATTCTAATTGAATACGATTGTAACTTCGAATGAAAGCACTAAGGCACTTTATTGTCAACGTGCCGAGCAAGACCAAAGACACCGTCAAGCTTGGCGATAAAGAGATTTTTCTTGACACACGATTCGACGAGTTTAACCATCGCATTTGTTATGGCCGCGTTGTGTCTGCTCCTCATGTTATCGAGACCGGAGTAAAGGAAGGAGACCTCCTTTTTTTTCATCATCACGTAACGCAGAATGCTACGCTATCGCTCGGTGACGACAACTACATTGTTGTGTACGATGAAGAGAACCCTCGTGGCTCTCATGCTATTGCGTACAGGGACTCGGAAGGGGAGCTTCACATGTTGTCGGAGTGGGTGTTCGTACAACCGATTGAAGACGAGACTGAGGAAGAGGTGACGCCGTCCGGCATTATCATCGACCTCAAGATTAAAGAGCGTCCAGAGAGAGAGGCTGTGGTGGTGTTGCCCCACGACTATCTCAAAGAGCAGGGCGTCGAGGTTGGAGACATCGTCGGGTTCGACTTGGACTCCGACTATAAGATGAAGCTGGACGACGAAAGTATCGTCTACAGAATGAGACTAGATGACCTCAGCTATGTCAAGAAGCAAGCCTGAGTTCACAACCATCGAAGCGGCCAAGCGGCTTATGCTGTCTATGGAGGTTGCCATCAACAATATGATTGATGAGGTTAAGCGTCCTGTAGACCCTGAGGCTGGAGGCAGTGCGCGTAAGGCGGAGCTTCAGTCCATCAAGCAGACGGCTATCGACTGCAAGGAATTGCTGGTAGAGCGTCAGCGTCTAGAGCAAATGGTAAAGGACTTACAATCAAGTGGAAGCATCGAACAGGCCAAAGACTATAGTGGCGGGTTCGCTGAAAAATTCTCTAAATAAATGGCAAAGCAAGTAGTAGGCGTTTACGTCAAGAAGAACAAGAACAAGCGCAAGGGTGTGCACTCTAAGTGCAAGACGTCCAAGTGTAAAACATCAAAGATGTACAAGAAGAAGTACGTCGGACAAGGAAGGTAATCATGGCTGATTATATCTGTGGGTGCGGAGAACATGAAGAGACCAAGTCGAACGTGTCAATCAAGATGATTAACGAGAGAGTCGTGCACGACATCCAATGTCCGTGCAAACAATACATGGAACTGAAGAACCCAAAATCAGGTGCCCCAAGCTTTAGGAGCAACAAGTGGGGTCAAGTAATGTGATGAGCACGCTGGTAGAAGTTGAAGGCTATGATACCGAAGTTGTTAAGATTTGTCCCAACGGTACAATCGGAGATGTCGTGGACATCGGCGGGGTTCTCATTGGCCTTCCCGAAACTCCGAAGCGAGGCATTGAAGGTGAAGGCTTGGAGGCAGGTATGCAGATGTGGAAGCGACTACCTATGCCTGAAGAGCTGTCCCGTATTAGAAGTATGGATGAGTGGGCAGAGGCACCGAAAGAGTTTCGAGAGAGATTTCATCCATATATCGAAGAGGAGTTTAGAAGGCGTCGTGAGGGTTTTTGGTTTTACAATCAGGGTGTACCTACGTACATTACCGGGCGGCACTACATGCTACTTCAGTGGACAAAAATTGATATTGGGTACCCTTCGTACCTGTCGTTTCAGAGAGACATCTTTCTTCACATGGCTGCGTGCGAAGCTGACCCTCGTTGCATCGGTCAGCTTTATACTAAGTGTCGTCGCTCTGGGTACACTAATATCTGCTCTTCTGTCCTGCTGGACGAAGCTACTCAAGTTAAAGACAAGCTTCTGGGCATTCAGTCGAAGACTGGTAAAGACGCTCAGGAAAACATATTCATGAAAAAGGTAGTGTCGATGTTCCGGCACTATCCGTTTTTCTTCAAGCCTATTCAAGATGGTACAACTAACCCGCGCATGGAGCTGGCTTTCCGCGAACCATCCAAGAGAATCACGAAGAACAACAAGACGACGTATGCGGGTGACGCACTCAACACGGTGCTCAACTGGAAGAACACGACGAACAACGCATACGACGGAGAGAAGCTACACATGCTTTACATGGACGAGGCTGGTAAATGGGAGAAGCCTGCGGACATCAGAGAAGCTTGGCGCATTGAACGTACTTGTCTTATTGTCGGTCGTCGCATTGTTGGCAAGGCTCTCATGGGCAGTACTGTTAACCCCATGGATAAGGGTGGTGAAGAGTACAAGCAACTATGGCGAGACTCCGACCCTTCAAAGCGAAATGCTAACGGTCGCACAACATCAGGACTCTACAGACTATTCATTCCGGCGTACGATGCACTAGAGGGTTTCTTTGACAAGTTCGGCAATCCCATTGTTGAAGACCCCTCGTCACCAGTGGAAACCCTTGAGGGAGACCGCATGGCCTTTGGTGCTAAGACCTTCTTGAAGAACGAGAGGGATGCTATGAAGAACGACGCGAAGGAACTCAACGAGCTTATTCGACAGTTCCCATTTACTCCCGACGAAGCATTCAGAGATAGTGTCGAGGGTAGTCTGTTCAACATCGGGAAGATTTACGAGCAGATAGAACACAACGATTCGTTGTACCCGTCGCCTGTTGTGCGCGGAAACTTCCAGTGGGCTAATGGAGTAAAGGACTCTAAGGTTATGTTCAACCCCGACCCGCGAGGCCGGTGGTACGTATGTTGGATGCCACCTAAAGACGAGCGAAGCGTGTTGAGGGAAGAGCGAGGAAAGAAGGTTCCTCCAAACGGACATATCGGTTGTGGCGGCGTTGACTCTTACGACCTCGATGCAACGGTCGATAACAGGAGCTCAAAGGGAGCGTGTCATTTGTATAACAAGTTCAATATGTCCGGAGCCAGCAACATGTTTGTTGCAGAGTACGCTAGCCGTCCGCCGATGGCTAAAATCTTTTACGAGGACGTGCTTATGGCAGCCGTGTTTTTTGGCTACCCGCTACTCATTGAGAATAACAAGTACGGTATTGTAAGATACTTTGAATCAAGGGGTTATGACGGATATGTGATGGAGCGTCCAGACCACCTACGGTCTTACGGTAACACGGTAAAGACAAAGGGTATTCCTTCAAATTCTCAGGACGTAATTCAGGCTCACGCATCAGCCATTGAGGACTACGTTCACAATCACGTTGGTCTTGATGAGCAGGGCAATCCGGGAAAGATGTATTTCAATCGAACTCTAGAAGATTGGATTGGATTCAAGATAGACAAGCGAACAAAGTTTGACCTTTCGATTAGTTCAGGACTGGCACTGCTTGCTGCTCAAAAAGTTAAGCCCAAGGTTAAACCGAGTAACTTCGAAGAGAAGGTTTTCTTCCGCCGATACAAGACGCAATGAGGCTCTCCTAGTATGATTATATTTGCACATGAGCCCAAAGAATAATCAATGACCCAAGGGAGTAAAAATAATAAGTACGGGAATTTCCCAGACCCCTTTGCGTCACCAGAAGAAAAGACGGGTAGTGCTTATGGTCTAAAGTTTGCAAAAGCGATTGAAGGCCAGTGGGGTCATGGTGAAGACCAAACGTCTCTGTTCCGCAGACGTATGTACGATTTCGAAAAGAATCGTGACTACGCCAACGGCACTCAGGACACTTCTGTGTACAAGCAGATTTTGAATTCCCTTGACCCGAACAATGGTGACGGGAGTTTGCTGAATCTAGATTGGAGCCCAGTTCCAATCATTCCCAAGTTCGTGAAGGTTGTGGTGAACCGCATCCTTTCACGAAAGCCTTACCCTTCGGTCGAGGCTATCGACCCCATTAGTAAGGGCGAGAAAGATATGGCTAAGGCAGAGGTCGAAGCTTCAATCCAAGACAAGGACTTGTTGATGGAGGCTAAGGCTATGGGCCTCACCCCTCGTATCGACCCAGACATGTTGCCCGACTCTAGCGAGGAAGCTGAAATCTTCATGGAGCAAAACATGAAGACCAATGCAGAGATTGCTTCACAGCTCGGAATCGCGTTGACCTTAGACTGGAACGACTTCGACCAGAAGGTGTATAGACGAGCGGTAGAGGATTTGGTTGTCTGCGGTATGGGTGTAGTCAAAAGAGAAAACGACCCTAACTACGGAATCACCACGAAGTACATTGACCCAGCTTTCTTCTTGCACAGCTACACCGACGACCCAAACATGTCGGACATCGTCTATGCTGGTCACATCAAGAGGATTAGCATTCAGGAGCTGAAGCGTCAAGCCGGAGACCAGATTACTGAGCAGCAGTATGAGGAGATTGCTCAGACGGTAATGCACAAGAACTACAACGACACCTCTGTGTTTCACAACAGAGCGTACGACAGAAACTCCCGCAGGTACACCTACGGTTACGACGACTACTTGATTGACATCATGGATTTCGAGTTCCTGTCAGTAGACTGTGTGTACTACGAAAGCAAGGAGTCGCAGTTCGGAAATACGGGATTCTACTTCAAGGGTAGTGATTACCGTATGCCACAGAATTCTGTGTACGGCAGAGAGCCATACAAGATGGAGAACCAAACCATCTACGGCGGTTCTTACGTCTATGGCACGAACATTCTTTACAACTACGGGATGCAGAAGAACATCCCGAAGAACGTTCACGACCTTACGAAGGCGCGTCTTTCATACAGCGTTGCTTGCACAAACCTCCGGAAGATGCAGCCTAAGTCCATTGTGTCTGGCGTCATCGGGTTTGCTGACCAGCTTCAGCTCACACACCTCAAGATTCAACAGGCTGTCGCTAAGGCCAAGCCTGACGGCATCTTGGTTGACATCGAGGGATTGGAGAACGTACAGCTTGGACGTGGAGGGGAGTTGCAGCCATTGCAGATTCAGGACATCTACGAGCAGACGGGTGTCTTCTATTACAGAAGCAAGAATCCAGAAGGTGGATTCCAGAACCCGCCAATTCGTTCTATCGAGAACAACATCCGCAACATCAACGAGTACATTAATCTGTACAACCACTATCTCAGGATGATTCGTGACGCCACGGGCATCAACGAGGTTATGGACGCTAGCACTCCGAAGGGCGATGCTCTCGTCGGCGTGCGTCAGCAGGCGTTGGCTGCGGGCAACAACGCGCTTTACGACATCACAAACGCAAGCATTGTTCTCTACAAGAGAGTGTGCGAAGACATCGTTAAGTGTCTTCAGGTTATGCCAGTAGACTCAGTGTTATATCGAGTGTACTCTAAGGCAATAGGAGAAAGCAGCATGGAGATTCTCTCTAGCTTTGAAGACCTGCCTATGTACAACTTCGGTATTCGGGTGGTACAGGAGATGTCTGATGAGGATAGAATGTTCTTGGAGCAGAACGTTCAAGCCACACTCGCACAAAAAGAGATTGACCTTGAGGACGCCATGGCCGTTCGTCAGGTCAAGGACATCGACCAAGCGCAGCGACTCTTGACTATCAGACGCAAGAAGCGTATCGCAAAACTTCAGCAACAGCAGCAAGCCAACATCCAAGCGCAGGCTCAGGCTAACGCTCAGGCGGCACAGCAGGCTATGCAAGCTGAAGTTCAGAAGATGCAGATGGAGGCGCAGATTGAAGCACAGAAGATTCAGCTCAAGGGTCAAGTCGAGGTACAGGTTGCTTCCGCATTGCACCAGATGAGAAAGGAGCTGGAGATGATTCGGGCTCAGGCGAGCTTAGGCTTCAAGTCTGACGAGAAGGAGTTCAGAGAAAAGATTGAAGTCCTGAAGGAAGACAGAAAGGATGAGCGTATTGCAAAGCAGGCTGTGGAGCAATCGAAACTTATCTCACAAAGACAAGGCATGAGGGGTGAGCTGGAGAACTCCGGCGCATCGAATAACCAAGACGTAATCAACGAGCTTTTCGGAAATGGCTAACGCAATTAATCTAGACACAGCCAAGCGTGTAGACATCACGTGCAGAAAGGGCGATACGTTCTTGCTTGACTTGGACATCACCAATGACGGCGGTACGGCAATCGACCTGACCTCCTACACCTTTAAGATGGAGGTAAGGACTAGTGACACTTCTACTGGAGGTGAGGCAGATGCTGACGTCATTCTGACTACGACAGACTCTGACAACAGTGAAGGGAAGCAAATCGTTGTTAATACGCAAGATGCTTCTGGCAATCTAATATTCAGGGTCAACGCTACTGATATGGCCGGAGTAGAGTCCGGCTTGTACGTGTACGATATTCAGGCAAGCGTCTCGTCGGTTGTTACGACTTGGTTGTATGGAACATTCAAAATCAATGAGGACGTTAGCATCTGATGGAGGTAAACTTTACACTGAGCAGTGGCCCGTCTCTCTCCCTAACAAGAGGTAAGAATACGGGGGTTTCGTTTGTAGTGGGCAAGGGTCTTACTGCGACGATTTCCCCTGTCGCGACCATTTCGGTTACCACCATCTCGGACATCTCTATCACGAATGTTCAGGATGACGACATCCTACAATACAACGCAGAGACAGGTTATTGGGAAAACGTACAGCCTACAGCTACAGAAGCCGATGGCAATAACGTAACTCAAACCGTAAAGAACGTCTCTGGTGGTGAGCTTTTAAAAGGGACTCCAGTACATGCTGTTACAGACGCTAACCCCTCTGGTCAGTTAGCGTACGTCATCGCTGCTCGTGCTGATACGCCGTCCGCGATGCCAGCTACGTTCGTCCTTAACGAAACCATTGCTAACGAAGCAGAGGGTGAGGCTTTGGTTGTTGGCTTGATTCAAGGTGTCGATACGTCTGCGTTTGCTGCTGGTGATGTCGTGTACGTCGGC